AGCTATGGGCCGCTTGAGACCGGAGGCGATGAGGATCGATTCACGCCACTTAATCCGGGTTTCCTTGTGGCCGGTGAATTCAACAGTGTACTGATACTCCTGCCCGTGCTCCATACCAAGAGGGGTGAGCCGCCAGAGCCGGTTGCCATCCTTGTACTGGAATGGCCGGCGCTCCGGATCCTTCGGATTGTTCTGCAGCCAGTTGTTGAACTGCTCAGTGGACAGCCCGCAGGATGCCGCCAGTGCACCGGGCTTGAACCACCCGGATTCGCCGTGCACTATTGGGGGAGCCATCACGTCTGCCAGCTCAGGGTAGCCGTGCTTCCGGAGGATCGCAGCCTGCATAACCTTCGGATCGGTTTCGGTGAGTTTGGCGATCTGCCTGGCTTCAATGAGGTCAAAGGCGATCACTTCATCGAGCTCCTGGACCGGTTCGGGTTTCTGGATTATCTCCTTCTTCCGGTACCGCTGGATCAGCTCAGGTACCCAGCGTTGGAACCGGATGATCGCTTCCTTCGCTTCCGGGTTCTTGAGCCGGTCCGCATTGATCCGGCCAAGCATCAGGTAGAGGCCCTGTTCATTCACACAAACTTCCGCTTCCGTCGGTGATGTTACATAACAGTCCCGATACATGCCGGAGAAAAGAGCAGAGTTACGGACGATCATATTATAGGGTGTGTTCCGGTCGATTCCCCACGCGGCTGCCAGATCCTTGACCGGGAGCCAGGGATCGCCGTTCCATTGATAGACCCGGATCTCCTTACCCTCAAAGAGGGTGGCGAGTGCCTCGGTCATGATGCCCCCCCCGTTGCCCGGTCGGATGCCGGCTGGTCACCGGTCACGATTGCCAGATACCGAGCATCGATCTTGTGTGTCTTTGCGCTGCCATTCCGGACTTCTATGATTCCATTGTGCCGGGCAACCACGACACCAACCCCGGAAAATTGTCTGCCCGCATCCGGCTTGATTTGCCGGACCCTGAAACCGATCACGTTCTCCGAGGCCGAACACTTGTCCATGGTGAGGGTGCAGGCGGGTTCCTTCACGTCATTGCTTGAAGCAATTGCTTGAGCTGATTGCTTGAGGGTATCTGCGTGCACCTTGCCGGGCCGGATCATCTTCTCCATCTCCAGTGCCTGCTCGTAAGTTATGCCGTGCGTCCTGCAACGGGCATCCAGCCGTTGATACTTCCGTTTGTCCTCGCTGAACAGCGACGCGGGAATGCCGTATTTGTTGCCCTTTTTTACCTTCACGTTCCCGCCATTTTTGGATGGGTGAAGATGCCGCATGTCGGGCCTCTTTGCACAGGTCGGATCCGGCACCGGCCTCTTTTGCGCTTTCTCGATCCTGATTGCCGGGGAAATCTTGCCGAGTATATCCTCAGCAAAACTCATCCCGATAAGGACCCGCTGCGCTTCCTCGGGTTTGCAGTCAGTGATGTGAATGTCGATCTTCATGCGATCCTCCCGAAGAAATGAATATGATATAGTTTCCCGGTGCTGTAGTGCCCCCGGTGGAGCTTCCGCCATGTTGCCCGGAACGCCTCGGGGCTGTCGAATCCTTCAAGGCGGAAGTAGATATTGGCGACCGTTTCCAGGTCCACGGCCATCACTTCGATGAGCTGGAACAGGAACGCATCACCGGATGTTTCAGGGCGGGGATCGGGTATCAGGAACGTATCCCCGATCTCACCCTTCTTTTCCCCGCGTGTTGTGGCAATCTTCCGCCCCTCAACCGCTGCGAGGGCCATATCAAAAGAGAAAGGGATATCAATTTCAGGCAATCAGACACCCCCTTCCTTGGCGATCCACTTGGCGATCTTGTCCGCCTCAGCCCTGACCGCTTCCACCCTGGCGGCATAGTCCATGCCGGGGAAATCGGTATCTCGTACGAGATCCACGCAGGACTTAAACGCACTCTCGTAGATCATCGGCTTCTCGTTGCGAGGGGTATAGGTCTTGCCACCGCCGTATCCTTTCTTTTCCCCGATGATATCGGTAAGGTGGTTGGGGGTTCCTACTTCGTAGGTGACCTTCACCATATCCCACTGCTTGAACTTCGCCATCTCGGAATCTTTTGATGGTGACCATACTATGGTGACCTTGAAATCTTCCCGCCATAGATTGAAGGACCGGGTACCGGGGTTGATTACGGAAATCTTCCCCTCAACGGTTTTCGGCAGGCCATTACCGGCAGGGGTTCCTAGAGTGGACGTGCTTGTTGTCTTCTCCTCCTGTTTTGCCGGTGCCGGCTGGCTGAAACCATTCGCCGCCATCTTTGCCTTTGCCTGATCTACCGCATCGCCGGCGATATCAACGGATTTATCCTGGTAGATTTTGGAGATCCATCCATCCTTATCGCCGCCGGTGAATACCTCATAGGTGACGCTCATCCCCTTTTTGAGCTTGTCCGCGCACCATTTCGCCGCCGCTGCCGTCATCTTGACGGGCTCGTTGTCGATACGGGCAGTATCCCCCTCAAAATCCGAGAGGATGCCGTGCTTAAGAGCGGTCATAGGTCACGCTCCCGGCGTGCATCATCCCGCTCTTCTGCTGCCGCTTCCCTCATTGAGTTCAGGCAGTCTGCCTCGTTCATGCAGCATTCGTAAGGGTTGCTGTCGCACCCGTCGCAGATGCACGGTCCCTCGTTCTCCCGGGAATGCGCCGCCAGGCTCTCAGCATGGGCGCGGTTGAGCTGGTCTTCGGTGATCATACTCGCCCCCGTGCTGCCAGATATGCGTTCTGGATATCGGCATCAATCACCGGCGCAATCGGTTTCCCGCACGCGCCCTTGCCGCCATGCTCTCCCGGCTGGCACATGCAGGCCGGGCCACCAATGGCACCGCACACGGCCCGGTCGCCGCTGATGGTGATGGCGCGGGTTGCCGGTATGCTCTCCTCTGCAATGATGACGGGGCGGGTCATGCGTGCCCCCGTTCGTACTGGTTCTCTCGGTAAAGGCGACCCTCGCACTTCGCGGCAATCTTACCGCATGTGGCCGGTACCCCTGTGCAAATCTGACAGGGCCACGGCACTACCGGAGCAGGGCAAACCTTAATTTCCACTAGCGATCCATTTCCTGTACAGGCAGGCTGTGTTCCCTTGCTTTGGACGGCTGGGATACCGCTGCCATTCTCAATTCCTGTTTTTGCTGCTTCTGACATTCTGCTCACCACATTTTTCATCGACGATTACAAGCTCACCGGCCGCTTTCCAGCGATCGATGTCTGCAGGGCCGTATCTGGCAATGTACCGGTCAACCGCCCCCTGAGAGACGCGATCACATGCTTCTGTCATGCCGGGACCTCGACACCCCTCTTTGTTGCGAGCGCCACCAGTCCCTTGCGGATGGCGTCGGTATCATCCTTCGCAACTTTCGCAGTTTTCAGGCGTTCCAAGAGGGTTATATCCTGTTCCCTCATTCGGATGTTTTTTTGTATTCTCAACTATTCACCTCGATTCGTGCTATACAATTGTATATACAACCGTCTAGTATTTAAGGTTTGTCTTTACATTTGTATATACAAAAATAGCGATATTAATATATATTTGTCTAGACAAGTGACTATCCCACAATAAATTATGGGGTGAGTGAGATGTCGAAAGATGAGCAATTCAATTTCAGGATGGATTCTGACCTGAAGCGTGACCTAAAAGAGTATGCTGATACTCACGGGTACAGCGATATGACAAAACTCATCGAAGATGCAATTAAGGAGAAGATATACACTGAAAAAATGCAGGAGGAGGAGGAGACCCGTATGCTTAATGCCCTGAAAAAGCCACACATGCGCGAGGCTTTCCGACGCCTTCTTCTCCAGCAAGAATAATCCCATTGTCCCGGATTTCAATTTTCCCCTTTTCAACTAACCGGCGCATGGTATCCAGCAGCCGATTCTCCCCATCATTAAGTTCATCACCCATGAGTACACCTGGTTTAACTTCTGGCACATATTCAAAAAAGAATATGAGTGAACACTGTGAAACTGATTGTATTCTCAGTTGTATGATAAACCTTTCTAAATGTTACCCCTGTTAAGTTAATCAGATTTTATTTTGTCTTCAAGTTCTTTCATGCGTTTCTCCATCAGGATCACAAAACCCGCGTGTTCGGCCTCCCTGCGATCCGTTTCTGCTTTCAATAATGCCAGCGCGTTCTCCGAGTGCCGGCGGTCCCGGCGGGTGATATACAGGACATCCTCCCCGGCATGGAACCCAGCGCGGATCTCCTCATCGGTCAGCCGGACATACGAGCCCGTCAGGTATCCCTCATGCCGCATGATCTTCTCCACGATATCCAGCCCCATGGTTTTGACGGCGTTGGTCCGGAAGTATCGCCTCAGGGAATGGGGGGTAATCCGGGCCCGGTACTTCCCCTGCTCGCCATCCACGGCCTGATAGAGCCGGGTGAACTTCTGTTGAAAGGTAGAGTATGCCAGACCAAACAGCCGGTCGTCATGATCGGGCCGGGGCCGGTTGAACGTCCCGGCGCGTTCGTCCGCGAGGCTGATATATGCATCCCGCTCCCGGAGGAACAGGTCAAGGTACTCCCGGGCCTCTGCATGGAGATAGGATGTACCGCCTCGTCTCCCCTTGGCGATATCGTTCCGGATAGTGACGGTATCCCCTTTCACATCACCCAGGGTGATTTTCATCGCCTCCCCGGGCCTGCAGCCGGTCGATACCAGGAACGTAATGATCGCTTTCATATGCGGGTTCGCAAGGTCTACCATCTTCTGGATCGTGGCAAGTTCCAGCGGTTTGTCGTCGTGGTCCTCGATCCGTTTGGCGTTCAGGACCTTGAGTTCCATGGGCCGAAAGGTGACGCCGTTCTCCTCGAAGTATGCCCGAAGAACAGATAGCCTCATCTTTATTGACTTGCCGCTGTGTCCTTTCAACCACGCCGCGTAATTTTTTAGGTTTGCCGGCTCAAGGTGATTATGGATCTCATCGACCGGTACCCCGAGGAATTTCCCATAACTGCGGAAGATGGCCCGGTACAGCTTGAGGGTGTTGGGCGCCCGGTCTGCTGATTCCATCATTCCAATATACTCATCCACCGAATACATGGTTCTGAGTATTACGCCGGACGGAAATAAATGTTACCGGTGGTTTAAAGAATTAAAACGATAATGCATCATTTCACCGGGAGATTATACGGGGCCCGGGCCGCGTTTCCATAAGGGATTATTATAAAAAGGGATTATGCATTGGTCAGATTGACTTTCCAGCCGTAGCACCCTTTCGTTGTGAGGGTGTAACCCCCGGCCATTGGCAGGTTAACCGTTTTGGTCCCGTCTATGACGTTTCTCATTATCGGTGATAGAACGATATCAACCGACGGGCCTGCCAGCGTCAGAGATACCGGCGCTATCCTGCAATTCTCAACCGTGCCGTAATATGAGGAATACCTGAAATCAAACTTCACCTTCCCCGGGTGCCGCACATCAAACCTCAGGATCTGATCCCCGATTCCACTCAGTATCAGGGGGGATTTTTCCAGGGGTTTGCCCGACAAGGGGGCCGTCGTTATAGGTGGGGTAAGTTTTGTGGTTGGTATCGACATTGACACCACCGTTGCAGGGACCGTAACCGCTGCCGTTGGCGGGGCGGTCGTGCTGGTTGGCGTAACAACTCCCAGCTCAGCATCAGTGCATCCTCCGATCAGGACAGCGGCGATACAAAAGAAAGTTAAGGCAATTCTCCAGGTATTATTCATCTATTTTACATGACCCGGTACGAAACGATAAAAGTTATGGGATTATAGCAATCATAACGACCACACCATATTTGTGATGTGCACTGAAAATTCTGTTCCTGCTGCAAAACTGCCGGTAGAGTGTAACTCAATACCCATAGTTGATGAATCAACCGGCTCCCCATAATCAAAAACATAATGTCCGGCAGGTAGTGCGGGGAAGGTGGTATCTCGGGTAGCTCTGGAGATCGCCGCATTCCGCGAGGTGGCCAATCCGCTGATGCCGATACTCCCCCAACTCCACGTCCCCGGGAAAGAGTAATCGAGGTCAAATGAGAAATACCGGAATGCCGAATTGTTAATCTCGAAACCAACTCCGTTACGGGCTATTCCGATATTTATCCCGAGCTCTTTGAAATCACTGGATAATGTTTTTGCCTCCACAGATATAGACGTTGCAGTAGCAACAAAATCCGCCCCTACAACATAACCCGAACTATTACCGTACCACGGGGGGGTTTTAGCCGCATCATAGTATGTGAGTATACCATTTATATTCAGGAGCCCGGTGGTTTTAACTGCAGCGGTCCATCCATCATAATCAATATGAGTAAGCGGGCTTACATCGGTAAAGTATACCTGTGATTTTGAGGCCGGATCAACAACCCCGGAATGCATGCCCCACGCGGTAACATAATTCTTGCCGTTAATTGCCTGGACGTACCCCTTGGAATATAGATCGACGCCGGTATGCCCCCAATTTGTCATTACGATGCCGTCGCCGGGGTTTTCCGGGAAGGCTGCGCCTGATATCTCGATCCTATAATTATCGTAAAGACCGGCAGCGACCACATCATCGATGAGTGCCCAGACGTCATGTTGGTAAAGATATGTGGTCCCGATATCAGGCCAGTATTTCAGACGGAGGTTGAGCGGGCCCGGGTTGGATGGTGGCGTTCCGGCGGCGATCATTAACCCGATCGGCTTTCCCATTTTTCCCATCGGCCATAAACACCTGTCCTCAGCTGCAAGGGAACCGACCGGTACCTGTACCCGACCGGTCCGGGTCTGGATACTGACTGTTTTTCCGGCGGCGGCGTTGGATCCTATAGGTACCAGTACCCGGCCCGGTTGGGTCGGGTATGCTAATATTTTATCTCCGGGTGCGAGCGTCATGCCGGATCAGCGTCTATCCCGGGCTTGTATTCGCCCTCTTCGGAAGTGTACATCGCGCCGCCGTTGCCATCGACCGATACAACCGTCCCGATCTCCGGTAATCCATACTTCTCAAATTCTGACTTGGCGATCGCCTGCATCTCCCGGATAGTGTCGGTATACGACCGCTGCAGGCTCATGTACACCAGATACGCACTATCAGCGATGATGGTACAGGTTTGTGTATTGGTGCAGCCCTCGTCGTCGTAATCGTAGTCAATCCGGAGGATCCGATAGGTATCGTCAGGCAGGCCGAAGCTGGAATACCCCGAGAAGATGAGTTTCTGGTACCTCCTGAAATCAGACCGGAGGAGGAACTGCACTTTCCAGGTGATCGTCTGCATGTGATAGTAGTTGTACAGGGCCGTGGCCCGGGCGTCGCATTCTGCAGCCGTGGCGATGGTTGTCGCCGTCTCCGGATATGTCCGGGGCCGCTCTGTCTTTGAGGCCACTCCGGATGACTCTATGGTTTTGGTGTACCACGATCCGTTAAGGAGACGACACTTCACGACGATCCGATTAAAACTCTCTTCACCTTTCTGGTCGATATCGATTGATACGAGATAGCCATCCGGAGCGGTGATGGTCACCGGTGCCGGGAGATCCAACCCCTCAGATCCATCGTCGATATCTGTTGCGGGGATCCAGTATACGCACGGCGTCTGATATCCGGCAGCGGTCCCGCGCCAGCTCTCGAAATAGAGATAATCGAGGTATCTCGTGACACTATCGCTCCCGGAAATTGCATCGTAAATCGTCTGGTTATCCCGGAATACAAAATCCTTGGGCGGTTTAGCCCCTCCGACAACCCATTCTGCAGCGGGATCAGCAATGCGATAAGGTTCAAGCCCATAGAGAGGATCCCAATCATCTCCCCCGAGCGCCCGCCGTATCCAGTCGTCCGGGTTGATTACCACGATGGTACCGGTAACGTTTGTGGTGTGACCGTCTGCATAGGCATACACAACCCCCCCGACGAGCAGCTCCTCATCGTCTTGGAAATAATACATACCGTCGTCAGGATCCGGGTATGCCGTTCCCCCCTCAGGGAATTGGATCTCGATATAGTCTATGACATCATTCACCACTGCCGATACAACCCCGGCATCTCCGGACGTGCCCCCGATAACCTTATTCCCTACCTGAAAATAATGAGCCTGCCCGTCGAACTGGAGTCGATAGGTGAAGATCCCGGCCTGATGAGCAGGAGTGAGCAAAGTTCTATCAGAGGGGGTGAGGTAATTCCGCGAGAGATACCACCCGAAGGAATAGGCGACCATGGTCTCGTTCTGCTCTGCATCCCGGTACCGGGCAGAGGATGAGGGGAAAAATCCGACAAAAACCGGCTGCAGCACCCCGGCATAATCAGGGATCCGGTACTCAAAATGTTTCCAGTAATTCGCGGAATTGATCCCCCCGATCGTGGTCCCGTCGAATTCAAAGGTGCCCTGAACCATGGCAGCGTTAACGTCTGCGATGATATGCGCTGACTTGATGAGGGATGTATCCTCTACAGTCTCGATGATGCTGGTCTTTGATCGCAGTTCCGTGCCGGTAACGAGTGAGAGTTTGCCCTGCAGGGGGGTTCCCAGTACAACGGTAGTCTTGCCCTGCACCGTTGTCTGTAAAACGACAGTCAGTTTACCTTGCAGGGTGGTGGGTACGGCCATGAGCTCCCCTTACGAATCCGTGAATCCGATGGTGAACGTGTCGTCAGTATACCCGGACGCACTCGCAGAGACCACGTATTTGACCCAGACCCCGATCGATGCGTTCTGCACGAGGTTGCCAAGGTTCAAGACATCCGCATGACCGGAGGAGGTCGGCGCAACGAACGTATTTCCCGTGGCAGCGCAGACCGTCGCGGCTTTTCCCGCCCCGGTGGTGCCGGCATACGCGGACGCCAGGGTGATGGTCAGGCCGTCAGAGGAGATCGAGGCGATGACCCGGGCTGCCGCGTTGGTATCGTTCGTGCTGTTGAATATCCGCTCGCCTTCCGCTACTACAAGATGACAGTCAGCACTGGCGACAACCGTCGTCGATGCTGCGAACGTAAAGGTGAGCGTTGGGATTGCCACATCGTTCCCCTGCTGACTGAGTGACCCGGCCCCGGAGATGGTAATAGCGGTCTCAGTGTCCGGGGTGTTGGTATCGATCCACGCCAGCACGTTGTTGTAAGCATCGGCGTTTTCGTTCCGCAGGAAGATTTTCCTATACTTGGTGACGCCGGTTATCCTCTCGGCGTTGCTGATGTTCGGAAAGATATTCTGCGATCCCCCGGACGTGATCGCCGATCCGGTGTTGACCGCCCCGCCATTGGCTGCAGCATCGCTGTCAGTAGCGGACTTATACTTTTTCAGGTTTGCTTCCGTGATTGCCATTCATTTCCTCCTTATACTGTATGCCTCACGAATGAGATCGTGAAGGACCAGGTCCCGAGATTCGATCGTTCAACCTCTGCCGCGCTAATATCCTCGATATAGCAATTGGTGTACGTTGCACCGTTCCATACCAGTGATCCGGAAGTCCCATGAGGGGAGATTACCCGCGTTTTCCCGGAGAGTAACCGGGTCTTGGATAGCCGCCCGTGCATGGCCGCGAGCGTCGTATAATCGGTGTGGCTGTTGGTCCTGCAATCCAGTTCAAGCTCGTAAGCATAAACCCCGGCAGCCCCGAGCATCAGTTCCCGGATCATACGGCGGCTTTGCACGGTGACCCCCCCGAATGTGCATGTCGTCAATTGGATCGCACTCCTGCCCGGATACGGGCATCCTGTATCATTTTATCAAACGATTTGTCCCCGGTCACGTTGATTGTCGCTCCGGCAAAAGAGACACCTGGGACTGTTGCCCCGGCTGCAGCAGTTACCTTATCCTGTGCTTTCGTGATGGTCCCTAACTGATCCTGGTTCGCCCATTCGTGACGTTGCTTGAGGTTGATGAACCCCTGAACGTCGTTGGGATCGAGTTGCTGGAGATCCCGGGCATAATCCTTGTTGAGATCGCGGAGTTTTCCCTGCTCAGAGATAAGATCCCTTTGGGCATCGGCAACATTGTCAAACGCAGTCTCAAGGTTTTTCAGGGCATCGGTGGTACTATCGATGGAGGAGGCCCCGCCCGGTGCAAGAGGGTTCGCCCAGGCACCGGTAGTAGATGTATTTTTATTGCTACTCTCGATCACATCCTTCATTTTCTGAGTCTCTTTCTCAACCTGTTTATCGTGATAGGCAGCAGCCTCATCCAGATACCCCTTAATATCGCCGGTAAACAGTTTCCGGTATGCCCGATCCAGCGTCATTACGGACTCGATACTATCCGATGAGAACGATTTTTCAACGAATGCCAGCACTTTCCCGGAATAGATCGTGATGCTGCTGTTGAGTCCGTCCCATGCTGCTTTTGCATCTTTCAGGTCCTGTAATTCCTGAGCTGAGAACGTCGGGGATTTCTGGATCTTTTCCCTGTTTTTGACGTAATCCTCCATGAATGGCAACATCTCTTTCCAGCTCCGACCATAGAGGGTCATGGCGATCTCGTTCCGCTGGGTCTCGTTCTTCATGCCTGCCAGTGCAACGGCCGTCTCCTCGAAGATTTGATCGGGAGATTTCCCTGCAGTCGACACTCCTAGAGCGGCAAACGCTTTCCCGGCATCGCTGGAAGTATCGCCCGCTTTTGCGATGGCAAGAGTGAGAGTGTTGACACCCATCGTCACGCTGGAGAAGGCGGTGTTTGAGAGTGTTGCAGCATATTGGAGTTGCTGGATCTTTTCAGTAGACATACCGGTTGTGTACGCCAGATCCCCGATTTCAGCCGCCATCGCCCCGTATTTCTCCACGGAGGCGTAAGCGGCAGCTCCGGCAGCGGCGATCGGAACTATGTACGCACCTGCAGCAGCGGCCCACTTCGCCATATCTTTAGAATGAGCATTCGTCTCATCCCGCCATCCCGTGAGGTCGGTCTTTGCCTGTGCAATCCCGGCCTGCAGGTTCGTGAGGTCCGCCTTGAACTTGACGATGACGCCCTTATCCCCGAGCAATGCATCAAGCAGGCTCATGAGTTGCCCCCGATGCCCCACGCCTGCTGTACAACCTCATCCTGCGTCCGGGGTGTGGCGTTGCTGTCAGTGTTTGTTACCATGTAATCGGCCGGGCAGGATTCGATCCCGTGGAGTGATGCGTCGATAGAACAGCGTTTCCCGTTCAGGAGATCGAGGAATTGCTCCCGCTCTTTCCTTCCCCAGATCTTCGCGTCAATTTCCGCTATCAGTTCTCCATATGTCATATACCACGTCCGTTCTTCCGTAATGCCGTACCTGAGGGCGATCGGGATGACATCCGCCATCAGGTCGGCTAGTTTTTTGGTCCGTCCACCTCTTCCGAGGCGGTTCCCTGCTGTTTTTCGCCCGTGGTCTTCGGTTTCCACAGGACGGTGCCCAGGAGTGCTTCCGTGATCGCGTCGTTCAGGCCCCCCTTATCATCCTGAAGATATGCGAAGACCGCATTCCCGGCCTCTTCGCTGCCCTGCACATTCAGGGGGAAAACGTGGACGAGTTCACCCTTCTGGTTTTCCATCTTCAGACCCCGCCAGATGAAGAGCCCGTAACCTGTCATGCTATGAAGAAAATCGGGGAATTGGGGATATCCGATCCTCTTGCCGCTGATGGTGCTGAACGCGGTTTCGAGGGCCTCGATATCCACCCGGTCGAACCGGAGGCACGTGCCTTTCCCGAGGGCGAACGGGACAGATCGGCTGGTCACATCTCACCTCACGGGTGCGCTACCGGTCCCTTCTTCACGATCAGCAGGTACGGTTTCGGCATCTTGCCGGTTTCGTAGACCACGATCGACACGTACTTCTTTTTCCCGGCATCCGGGGCGGTGATAGCGCCGGATGCAGCACCGGATACCACGAGGACACCCTCCACATAGATCGAGCCGGCCGTCGCGGTCGGGGTGATGGTGAACGTGGTGTTGTCGCTGTAGAGTTCCACCTCGTACGCGTACACGGCCGCTGCCGCTGCGGGTACCGGTGTGATGGGGTTTGCATCATCATCAGCAATCGCAAAGAAGGGCGTCGTCAAACCCGTTGCGGCGGTCTCAACGTCGGTAATGCCCGAGGTTGGGGTAATGCTCATTTCCCAGGTGACGTGGCCCTTCTTGTCGATAGGCTCATCGAATGAGGAGATCTTTGCCTCAAACTTACAGCCGGTGAATGCAAGACCCCCGGCAGTCGGGCGGATAAGGTAGCAGGTCCGCTCGGTCTTTGCCTTGAAGTCTGTTCTCAGTGCCTTGTGGACCGCCGATCCGATGTAGTAGATCTTGATCGACCCATCGGCCATGGTAATGGTCCCGCTGCTCTTGGTCTCATACCCGCCATTTGCCGCTAATGCGTCGTGGGTGGTGTTATCGACCATGTTCAACGTTTCTTTCGGTCTTTTCGGATCGACAGATTCCCCGATGTAACTGGTTCCCCAGATAACATGGTAGCCTGCTGCCGATTCTGCCATTTCGCCCATAGTGTTTCAATTCCTCCTTTTTTCAGTACGAATAACGAATTGCGAAATCCCGCCGGTACATGAACAACGGGATATCGGCGTTCTCATCCGACCCGTCGCCGGCGTCGAATATGCTGATGACATAGACGCTGCCGGTACCGGCCGGTAATACGGTGCTCTTAATGCGGTGCAGTGCCTTCCGGACTGTTTTTGACAGCTGGCTGGCGACACGGTCAGAAGTTGCAAAGCAGGTGCATTGGACCCGTGCCGCTGCGAATCCGTCCGTGCTGGTATCATCGTCAACGGTATCGGATATCCCGAAGACCTCGATATAAGGAGAGACCGGTTTCCCCGGCACATCCCCTCTCCGGTAGATCCTCGTTGAGGCGATCGCGGTTGTCCGGGTATCCGCTTTCAGCCGGGTGATGACGGCAAGAACGAGATCGGGCTCATCGATCACTTGAACATCTCCTGCACGATGATGCCCTGATACTTCTCGCGGTTCTTGTCAAGCGTCGGACGGGCATGTGGGTGCGGGGGCTGTGTGACCTGTTTAACCTGCACCCAATGCCCGTCAATCTTGAATTTCAGGTACGGGACGTTTTTTGCCTTGATCACGCCTCCGAATTCGTGCTGTGCAGCGTCCACCCGGTCGGTGCCTGCAAGTGCATACGGGATACCGTCCAGATCAATACCGGGTTCAACATGCCATGACTGGCGATAGTTCCCGCTCTTGTAGAGACCGATCTCCGTGATGCATTCCTGCACGTCGTTCTTGTACTCATTCGCGGCAAGGTTCGGGCCTACTGCCTGCCGGCGCTGCAGCTCTTCTGCGAGCTTGTCAAACCCGGCAAGCAGGGCTTCCATTCCCTCAACCACGGCATCGGCCATCTTCAGGATCCCCCTTTCGGCAGCCATGAGATCACCCAATTGGCTGCAAGGGTCACGCCGATGGTGATAGAGGTCACGAACGCCAGGACGGTGGACTGGAACGATTCCAGCTTGCCGATCCGCTTTTCATGGTCCTCCATGCAGACGTCACTTTTTCCCAGCCGGGTGAGGATGTTGTCCATCTTCTCATCCAGCCGGATCAGGAGATCGTGATCGCTGGTGTTGTCGTCCTTCATGTCCCTCCCGTTGCCCCGGCTGCCGCGATCTCGCAGGTGATGTGCGATACAACAGCCTGAGCTGCTTCATAGACCTGCTTAACGGCGTTAATCCGGAACGTGCCCGCAAAGCCAAGGGCGGTGCTGGTGATGGTGTCGCCTTCACTCACGACCGTGCCTGCCGGGAGAACGACGCGGGGCGTGCTGGCGATGAAAGCCGGGTTGCCCCGGAAGCCTTCCGTAGCATTGGAGAACCGGCAGGAAACCACGGTGTTGGTGGTGGTTGGAACGAGCTCCTGATTGGCATCGACCGCGCCGGTATAAGTGGAGTGGTGAAGGGTGGCGGTGTGGATCAGGAATGTGGCGGAGTAGGGCATCAGGCATTCACCTTTATGAGCCCTGCCCGTCCTCCCTTGTAAGTGACGTACTGGTTGATCGCCTTCATTGCCCTGTCCTCCAGCGCTTTGATCTCCGCTTCCGGGGATGTGCTGAATGAGATATCCCCGCCTAAGCTCAGGGAATTCGGTCGGCTCAGCTCGTGGGCCTGTCGGCGCTTGATCTTGGCGATCGTCAGGCAGATACTGGCGGTTTTCAGCCGGTTATCCGATGCTGGAGCAGTAAGACCCCTTTCAGTAAGGGTATCTGTGATCTCCTCGTCGCTGCGGGTGATTAGGGCGATGATATCCCCTGCCGTTGCTGTGCCGGTCGCTTTGCCGGCCTCGAGCTGGACATCAAGAAATGTGCAGTATGCCATTACCGGACCCCGGGGTTCCTGTTCAGATCGTGCAGATCGAGTGTCTTAAGGCGGGTTTCGGAACAATCAACCGGATCCTGTTCGATCTGGAATTGTTCTTTGATGTGACGAGGAGAGTCAGAAGAGACCCCTAAGTACGTGAGTTCATCCGCGGTCTTCTGCGTAGGATCGGCGATCGCGTCCTGAAACTCCTTGTGGTACTCATCACTCAGGAGTTTTCCGCAGTTCTGTTCGGTAAGCATCTCACACCCTCAGAAAAAGGGATGAGATCAGAACTCGACCCTGCAACCCGCGTCAGCCTGCATGTAGTTAACGGCGTATTCCTCGTTAACCACAATCTCACGGAGCCGGCGGACAATGTCCTCTCCGGTCTTGACCTGCATCGGCAGCTTCGGGAGCCACATGCCGGCGGACCGGTTGGCAAAGACGTACATCCCGATCTCGCCGTCAGCGTCATAGTCCCATGTGTAAGACGTTGAGCTGGTGGTGGTGTCGCAGATTGCGGGCCTCATGCCATAGATAGCAGTGATCCCGCCGGTCTGTGCAGCTTCCCCGCCGAAGTAGTTCGTCAGGGTGACTTCATCGAGCAGGACGCCCTCAGAGTCTGAACACAGGATTACCGTGTCGGGAATGTACCCTTTACCCTTGACGAGCTTGCGGGCACCGTTGACTGCCTTGCGACCCTGGTTGCTGCCTGCGGTGTCGTGTTCGCTTCCGGCGTTCTGGATCAGGACGCCGAGCATCTCGTGATTGAACTTGTTCTCCATCTTCTCGCCGGCATAGGCGATCTGGCGAGAGATGAGATTCCAGCGTTCATCACGGATAAGTTTTTCAGAGATGGACGGGCGCTCGGCCACTTCAAACGCGGTGAAGTCCCGGTACCCGTAAGTCTCAGAATCGAACTCAATCTCAGCTGCTTCCCCGACCTTCTCGGAGTACCCGCGGGAGCCCCCGAGCGGCACACGGTCAACCGGGCCTTTCATCAGGTCGCCCTTCGGGATAATTTCCCTCATGCACTTCTGCAGGCGGGCACCCTCAACGATGGTCCCGGAGATCTCCGTGGAGAACAGGGTTGAGGATTCGATCGCCTCCGTGAGGAGAAGTTCACGAGCCTGGACGGGTTTGCCTTCGAGGTCGTGGTAAGTCGGAGCAGTGATGCCGAGTTCCCTGAGGAGACGCGGATATGCCTTCTCTGCGAGTTCCTTGCGTCCGGAGGCGCCCTCGTAGGTGCTCTGGAGTGCAAAGGCGAGCATACGCTGATGCGGGCCGGGCTTTGCTGATTCAACAGTCTTTGCCCTGATGATTCCGTTTGTTTCAATCATGGTTTTTCATCCTCCTCAGGAGCTGGCCGTCTGGACCGGCTTGATGCTGATCGTAATCTTACCAGTGCCGTTCGCGGCGATATCGCCCTCAGTGAATCCGAGTGACCATGCTGCGACGGTTGCCGCATGGGTGCCGATCGCGGGGTCGTATTCGATGATACACCCTCCGAGTGCACAGTCGTCAACTTCAACGTCATGCCCTGCATCAATGGCGACGCCTGCACCCTCAACGGCATAGACGGTTGCCCCATCGGTTGCGATGGTTACAGGTGCACCGGCTGCGGCGTCGAAGATTGCAACGCCAACGGGTCTGCCGGTGGTTCCCTTGATTGCCGGATGGACAGTCTCATTAATACCAGTAGTGGCATATGCTACCGCCATACCGGCCTTGATTGCGGCGCCGGCGATACGGCTCTTGGTTGGTCCTGAACACAGGACATTCGTGAGTGTCGGGAATGTTGAGGTATCTGCCATTAGTACTCACCTACCGAGAACACCCGGTTTTTCCTGTCGAAAGGAATGTCGTCGGGTGCTGCGAGTTCCTTGGTCTCTGCAGGAGGTGCTGCAACGGTCGGTGCCGGGCGGGCCATCAGTTCCTTGATCTGCTTGCCCTGAGATTCAACGGTTGCAGAGAGCTCCTTGATTGTGTTCGCGGCCTCGGAGAGTTCCTTCGGGATCTCTACCCGGACCTCCGCGGGCTTCTGTGCCTTTTCGACCGCTGCCGAGAGCTCCTTGATCTGCTTCTCCTGGGCAGCGATCTTGTCTTCCAGTTCTTTGGTGTCCATAACTTCCTCTGCCGGCGTTGCTGCCGGAGTTTCCTGCGAGTCGGTGGATGGCTGCGGCTCTTCGTTCAGCCTGCAGAGTTTGCATGCGCCTTTGTTGACGAATGCAAACCCCGTAAAAATGAGTGATGCCGCTTCCATCTGGCGGGTCGCGGGATTGTATCGTTCATCCCCGCCATGTTCGACACTGACGAATGAGATCAGGTTGTGCCTGATCATTTCCTGCATATCGCGCTGGTTCTGGGTCCATGGCCACACACGGACATCCGAAAGGACGCCGTCGTGCATCTTGCCGTCATCGCCCATGAACCGCCCGAAGTGCGGGCTGATTGCCTCCCCGACCTTATCGGTGGATGCCCGGGGAACTTTCCCGGCATGGCGGTTCCAGCCGGAATTATCCAGCCAGTTCCCCGCATCCGCTTCAAGGGTTTTGGAGATGTAATTTAACGGGGTCTGTACTGCGCTGTCAGTCCAAACACCTTCAGCCAGCATTGGCACGTCCTTGATCAGAAGACTGCCGTCCGGCTCGGTGATCATCTGCCCTTTGCTGAAAGGCATGGCAAGCGCCCGGATGTGTTGAAGAGTGCCGGCGTTCCCCTGCCTGTCGGAACCTCCGGTGTTGTGCGATGCATCGGGCGAAGAAATGGGATTACCCTGTTCGGGCATACATATATTGGAGCGGGAAAAGTATAAGTGGATGGGGAAAGTTTACTTTGGGTTAGTTACTAATACATACTTATACATACGCTTAAATACTCAAGATCCCCCGCCTTCGCAAAATTGTCCGTTCGCCGGATCATGGTTCTCGTTGAACAGTTCCCTGCCCATCTTTACCCTCACACCCCCGGACGCATCCGGGATATGGTAAGTGATAAATTTCTTTTCTTCACTCATAAAGTAACCTCAATTTCCTTCTTTTTCAACTTTCTGATAATCCCTTTCACGCCCTCCTTGTTGCAGTCGTACCCGAACAGGCACCGGACCTTATAGGCGAGCGTGGATCGGCTCTCATCCTGGTGTTTCCTGATGTACTCAACCGCAGCCTCAGGGAAAGGAGGTTTGAAAGTCAATTAATCAACCCACTCCCTGAAATGGTGCCGGTCGAGTTTCTTTACCGCGGTCAGGAGCTTGGCGATATCCCGCTGTTGTTCTTTTACAGTCAGTTCCAGTGCCTCGATCCGCTCTTCGGGGGTTGGGGGATGGACTGCCATGGGGCGCTTTACCTCTCCGGTCTGTTGCTGTTCTGCGGGCTGTTCCTGCTTGGTTTCGGGTTTCTTCTGGTCGTTTTTTGACATGGTTTTAATCACTTCCTGTTTTCTGTCGGTACTTCTCGAAACACCGACAATTCACATGGCCCGGGGGCTCCTGTACTCCGCTGCGGTGATACTGGTCGATGGGGATCCATCCCTCATCCTGATTACCCTGGCAAAGATCAGATACCAGTGCATCCTCCGAAGTCTGGTACATCTTCTCCATCTCGATCCCGTCATCCTTCAGAGATTGGGCAAAAAGCATGTTGCCCTGCTCGTATGCCTGTGCGGTTTCATAGACTGCGATCCGCTGCGCCCTCTCGCGGCTCATGCCATCGAAGGCGTCGCTGATCTGCTTCGCGGTCTTGGTGTATGCCTGACCGGCTTTCAGTGCGTCGGTAATGATGGTCTTGATCTGTTCACCTGTTTTCTGCTGGATCCCTGCAATGTAATCCACGGAGCCGCCCCGCTCGTGGAACCATGCCACCGCTCGTGGATTCGCAAGGTTGAACGTGGTTTTCTTATCAAACAACCCGGTAACCGGGAAATTGTTTGCTCCCGCATGGAGGCCGTCAGCCTCAGCCGATACGATGACCTCTTTAAGCGTCGGGGTTGTCTGCTTGGTGATCTGGTTCCAGATTTCCGTCCACGCATCGGGAGAGACCTTAACGATCTCCAGTTCCCTGCCGGCCCTGCGGAGGGGCGCTGACAGGGACCGGCCCGCCAGCTTCCGCATTACCAGCGTCTTCTGGTATCGGAAAAATGCGGCGATGTTTGCCGTGTGCCGCTTTGCGAGCTGGTCTTTCTGCCGGACCTTCTTAGGCTGCACCCGGTACACCCTCCTCCGGAGTTGCTGCCGGTTTCTGCTGTTGCATCAGGAAGTCTTTGACCTCTTGCGGGGTCGTGGTCTGGGGCTGGTTCCGGTCCGGGTGCTCTTCATCGGTTCCCTGATTATCCTCTTCCTCGTTGGGCGGGATGCCGAGTTTCTCCTGTGCCCATTTCGCATACGCGATGGCGTCCGGGAACATCCCCGTCCGGAGTGCTGCGATAGCCTGGGCCATCTGCAGGAAATCCTGTTCGGATACCGGCGGGAACTTGATCCACACTGCACCAGGGACACCGGTGATAGTCTCAATCACGTCCTTAGAGTACTGCCGGGCTGTCGTGAACTGGATCGTCTTGATCGTCCGGTAGAATGCAATGAGCCTGACTGTTGCCGTTGCTTCTGTACTGCCCCTACCGAGTCCGAAGATCTCATCAGGTACTCCGAGAGTAGCAGCGAGGCGCTGGAGGGTCATATTCGGGTACTGATCAAGCGGGGCAAGGGCAGTATCAACAGACGTAATATCTACCAGGTGGCTTGTGACCCAATCGTTTTTAGCACTGACCTCTGAGTAGTCTTTTGCAATTGTTTTCCTATCTGCTTCTGACGACGGTTCTTCGGGAGTGCCGCATTTCACCTGGTTCTTCGCGGTGCCGTGCCGGTGTACGCCCGTGCAGACGCTCTCGATCATATCGCAGTCACGCATGAGATCATCGTTCGCCCGTTCTGCGAGGGATGCCCCGTACATCTCACCCGGAACCGGGAACAGGGTAATCTTCAGGATCCGATCCTTTTCGATGCCCTTGATAACTTTTTCGACACCATTTTCAAGAACGATTTGTTTATAACCGCTGATCCGCCCGTAATTGTCGTATTCCATGCGGAAACTGGAGGCATCGCGGGGAACAATGCCCCATACATTGTAAAGGCCGTCGTCCGGTACAATCTCCTGAAATGCATCGCCGCACAGAGCCGCATCGAGGATACCCTGCCACATGATCGCGTTGAAATTAACGTGCTTCTGGTCGGCCCATTCAACAACCCGATCCCTCAACGCTTCGTGCTCCGGGTGCTTCTTTTTATCGAAGGTAAATTCGTACTCGTTTGATAACGAGAAGAGCGGGAACGCATCGATCCCGGTGGCAAATGGCCCCCCTCTTCTGTACAGTTTCTTCCATTTTTTCACATTCTCAAAATGGGTTTTATCCGGGCCGTCGAGTCCGACGCGTGCGTATTCTGACTTCCCTTCGTTACCGCCACTCACGATCTGTGATTGTGGCTGCGGTTCCTGTGCCGGTTTTGCCGGCCCTAAAATCCGATCTCGTAATCTTTCAAACATGGTTACCTCCGTGCCGCCCCAGTAACGGCGAATCCTCCGGGGTCGGCTGCTTTCCTGAATAGCGTTTGCACACCATATCGGGCGCCGTCCATCGTATGATCATTAACTTTCATCGGTTCATCTTCGCCTCGTGCCTGTGCTTTCGGATTCCATGTGTACGCTCCAAATTCCATCCGGTGATGCTTGCAGGACTCATGGACGTGATACCGCCCGTTCTGCAGGAACGATGAGAGGGTCCGGATGCCGTCCAAAACAGAGTTATCGCAATCCTTCAGGTTGGTGAACGCTGCCAGCTTGCCCTTACCGCCGCACGCCTCGCATTTATCGCCGTTGATTTTCCCTGTTCCCTTGCATTCCCGGCATACCTCCTCTTTCCTGAGCTGTGTTTTCAGGGAGAGGGCGGACGGGTCGAGGATAATGTACCGGTTCGGGATGCCTCGCAGGAACGCATGGAGATCATAATAGATATCCATATCCGTCTTTTGCTTCTGCGAGTTCCTGCCGTCGTAAAAGTATTCCTTGATGCAGGTGACTTTGCCGTCCTTCACGCCGTTATACAGGAAAGCGCAGGGGTTCGCGGTGCCATAGTCAATGACGGTATAGTACCAATCGAAACCCTCAGCCGGCAGTTCCTTGATGACGTGCCGTGCCTCGTCCCACATATCGTATACGGCGCCCTGGGCGATACACCATAGCCCGAGAATGAACCGTTTATACCAGATGCCCGTATACTCCTGCTTGAGCGCCTTCACATACTCCGGATCAAGATAGGGGTTATCATCGAGGGTGAAATGCCATTTTTTCAGGTGTGCGAGCCCCTTATCCAGATAGTTGACTTTCAGCCAGTGAAATGGGCCATCGGGGTTCGTGGTGCCATACAGCCGGGCCCCGGGTGACCTGAGACGGGAGAGCAGCATGATCCAGAAGGATTCGGGATAAAGGGTGATTTCATCGCAATACGCCCCGACGAATGAGGCCCCGCGGATCTTCTGTTCTGCCCGTTCATCGTTGGCCCCGACCAGATACACCCGGCGCCCGAAGATATGGATCTCCCCTTTCCCCATGCCAACGGTGCTGATATTCCGGGCCCCGTACATGGTGATGAGCGGGTCGATGACGTTCCGCTTCAGGGTCCGCTCGGTCTTGCCGATCATCACGAGCTCTCCGGGCGGGCCGTTGATGACGAAATCCACCCAGGCAAAAAAGGTGGTGACGGTCTTAGAGCTGGATACGCTGCCTTCCCAGATATTCAGCCGGGCGTCAGCCTCGCAGTAGGATTGGAGGGCCTTACCTTTGAGCGGCTGCAGCAAGCTTGCCCTCCTTTTTCATCTTGTCAAAGAGATCGTTGATCTCGGCTTTGCCTTTCTCGAAGTCCAGCTCAACAACGGCGTTCCGCTTCCAGGTGTCCCGCTTCCGGTTGGTCAGCCAGAAGATGATAGCGGTCGGATCCGGGCTGACGTGCATGGTGGTTGTCTTCTTCTTCTGGTATTCGCCGCCACGATCCGAAGTGTGAACCTCGATCTCCTCTTTCTCGTAATCGTATCCGAGGCAGGTTTTCAGGAGAGCATCTTCCACCTGCCGGTCAACCTCATCCTTCCCGGTTTTTATGGCCTCGCAAAACTCAGGATATTTCTGTTTCCACCGATAGAGCGTTGCGGGGTGAATTCCAAGAGCCTCGGCAAGATCCTTATCCTCTGTAAAGTTCTTATCTCGGCATATCCATTTTGCGAGTTTAGGGGAGAATACCGGATCGTAAACAGTAGGGCGCCCTTCTTTCTTCGGTGTGACGGGCTGTTTCTTACCCATCCTTCAGAACCCTCCCTTCATACAACCTGCAGCACTACCAGATACCCGCTCATGCTCTGGTCCTTGCCCCCGGAATGCCCGGCCATAATCCACTGGTACACAGTGCCAGCGGTGAACGTGGTGCTGACCAGCTCAATATCCCCGTGATAGATACCGGTGCTGTCCTTGGTGCAGGTGATGGCGCTGCCGATCGCGGTGACCCCGGCCTGGTCATACACCTGCAGGCTCGGGGCCGAATCCAGGTCCGTAAGCGTGGTGCCATCGCTCAGGGCATAGAAGGGCACGATCACCCGGTACGTGCTGCCGAGCCTGACCTCAGTAGTTGCTGCCATCTCACACCTGCCGTATGATAGGCGTTCCGGCCATGCTCCGGAGGGTAGGGGCTCCGGCCATGCTGCGAATCGTGGGTGTACCGGCTCCGGCTACTTCGTGAGTGGTCGGAGTATACCCACTCCAGATCCTGCCTTTCACGGCCTGAAAGACCCCCGAGCCGGTCCGCCCGAGGGTTGCGATCAGGGAGCCATTCGTTTTCATGGCGTCACCGTATAGCCTGACAGGTTCTTATCGACATCATACGTGGCAGTGACCGTGTAGGTGTCGCCGGGCGTGGTGATCGTGCAGCTCGTCATATTCCCGTCAGCATCGAATACCGGGGAGCTGATCGTGTAATGCCCGATCAGGTTCTTGACCTCCTCTATAGTGGCTTCCTTTGCCAGCACGGTGCTTGCCTCGATCTCCCCCAGGGTTGGGATGAGATTAACCACTGTCTCTATGGCATTGGTATCTGCCTTGACTGCCGGGAGATCCGTGTCGTGGATATTATCGAGGATGCTGTCGAGCGTGTTGATCTTGGTATCCAGCGTGGTACCGGTATCTGTGAGGATGTCGGAGAGCTTGGTACTGTTGCTGTCCATCTCCTGCCGGACCGCAACGGCTGTCGGGGGGGCGGTATACCCGGCGGTTGCGAGCCGGCTGCTGACCGTGGCATCAAGGTATGAGTTCAGGAGTGCGAGGAACGCACCGGCGCTGCCTGCTGATGTGTGGCCGCTCATGATCTCATCCCAGATGGCATCCGCAAGCACGGACGGATCGACACCACCGGAGGATGCGGTAGAGAGGGCGTTCCCGGCGGTTCCTGCTCCGGTATGGCCTGAGAGTGCTTCATCCCAGACCTGATCTGCTATTGCTGCAGCAGTCGGAGCGGCTGCGATAGTGTCCGTCTTTGCCTTGATTGCATCGATGAGGAGATCGAGCCGGCCACCATTGGTGAGATCAGTCTGCAGCTCGTTGGTGTCCGCAAGAATCGCAGCTACTTCGGTATCGATATAGCCGGCAACTGTTGCGAGGCTGGAGGCGGTCGCAAGGGCGGCGTCACTGATAGCGGTATCGCAGGCTGCGTTGACATCGGCATCAGTCGGGAGTGCTGCAATGCTTGATGGCAAGGTGGTACCGGTGTCCTCAACAATCAGGGCGGTTTCCGCTTTGACCGCGGCGATATCTGCGCTGAGGGTTGCCCCCGCGGGAGCCCCGAGCCGGCCGTATGCATCGCCGGACATGGCAGGAGCGGCGCTATCCTTCCACTGTTCGACATCCACCTGCAGGTAATCGGTCCCGAGGACCTCCGCATCATACCGGACTGCTGTGAGTACCTCGAGATCCTGCCGGAGAGTCATGGCGCCAGACTTGGCGACCGTTACCACGAGGTTTCCGAGCGTGTCGGTGTCGGTGGCGTCGAACGTGGCATAATACAGGCCGCCAGTGATGTGCGTTGCCCCGCCGCTGTTCTTGGTGGTCGATGAGGTAGATCCCCGCTTGACCAAAATAATGTCCGTGTTCGCAATGCTCAGCCCTGTTGCTGCCGATCCGTCAGTTGAACTGAAGAACGGCCCGAGAATAACGACCTGCGAGGCCGTCGATTGCCGTAATTTGCATCCTGCTGTCATGATCTTATTTCACCGCCCGGGTTTCGAGTCCCCAGATATGCGTCATGTAGTACCACCATTTCCAGAGCCATGATGTGCCGCTGGCGTCGAACTTCTCGGTTTGAATGGAGATGTTCTGCCAGTGGGTGAGGTTCCGGTTGCCGGTGAGGTCCTCCGTGGTGCTGTTGAAGAAATTGAGAGTATTGTTGGTGAGGCCGGTCCATGTCGTGGAGGTGCTGCTGTTCGAGATATTCGCATACCACGTATTGCCCCGGTACACGTTCAGGCGATAATAATCCGCGTCGGTCGGGTTGGTCCAATTGAATGATACGGCGGTGCTGTTCGGGGTGGTGTTGGTCAGGCCGGTGATGGCTGTCGGCGGGGTGGTGTCGCCTCCGCCGGTTGTGTACTCGAAAACTGCATAGGGGCGGTTTGATTCGGTCGCATCAGAAACACCAACAACGCGTAAATATCTGGATGCCGATGACCCCCATGTCCC